GGAAGAGGGGATATCCACTTGTATGTAAATCCCCTCTACTTAATAATTGTATTAATTCATTAATAACAGATAATTGTGTGTTTAATATATCTTGATGGTTGTCGTTACCTCTAAAAATATCTATTGTTTCTGCTTTAGAATCATTTACAATATCCATCGCCATTACACTTACATTAAAAGTCAAAGTTTGTTCTCCTATAACTACATTGTTTACCAATATATGTGCAAGTGGAAAAATATTTTGTTTTCGTAAATTAACTTGTGATATATCTCCAGATGTAACTTCATTGACATTTGCATCTTTTAATAATTGGTCTTTTAATGTGTTTGTAACTAAATAATAACCTCTGATTCCTGTATTGCTCATTTAAAATTTCTTTTTATTTGTGTTGATTCCAATTCTTGTTTTTCTTTCATAAATGTTAGCATCATTAAACATTCGTGTAACTCTAATTTAGTGATATTTTGGAATTTTGTAATATCTCCTCCAGCGAGTGCATAAATTGATTGATACCATCCCCATTTCCTATTGAAGATAGATAAGCCGTCAAGTCCTCTCTCTGATGACTGTCCAAATAGTTCGTCATAACTTTCGACAAGTCCAGTCCTAAACGAAAAAAAAAACTTATAGAACCAAGAACTACATTCATTGGCATATCTAACATTTTGTCTTTTGTATCAGTTTTATAATCTTTTATAAGATACTTTTCACCAACTTGTGATTTAATTGGTCTGTATAACACATTCATTGCTACGTGCATATTTTGCCAATCGTTTATATAAGAATCCAAATCAATATATTCTCCAAAAGTCATATTTTCCAAGTCTGGTATAAAGCCATAGTTTGTACCATTCATTGTAAAATTTCTAATAAGTTTGCTTTGTTTGTCAAACATATTATTAATGATATTGGAAATTTTTGTTACATCTCCAACTTTCATTAACCTTACTGTTTTACCATCTAAATTGCAAAATATTTCTATCAGCTTACATTGTAAAAAATAAGGGTCGTCATTGTTTTCCTGTATTTTTAAATATTTCTGATATTGTCCTAAAGTTATTTCACTTAACTTATTTGGAACTTTTAAATTTGCTTTCATAACTATATAACGAGTTTTATTGTATTTTTTAGTACAGAAATTTAAGCAGAATTTTTGGAATAAAAAAAGGGGACCGATTAAGCCCCCTTACACCAAACTACAAAGTGCTAAACACACTTACACTAATTTAATATTTTTTTTCAATGTTTGGTATTTTTCTTGAATATCTTGTAATTCTAAAAGTGCTTGATTTTTACGTTCACGATAATCACTAACTGCAATTTTATGTTTCTGTAACTCATCTTGTAACTTCATAGTATAAAAAGATATATCAATAATCGCTGTGGAAAATTTTTGCAAGTCTTTGCTTTTGCTTTTATCAGTCCATTTTTTTAACAGACCTAAACATAAAGTCATATTTGCATAGTATTCCATATCGCTTAGGTTTTGTATTTTATCCATAATTACGGTTTAATTAAATCTAAATCGTATTCGTTGGCAACATAATTAATATGTTTTTGTGTGGTCTGCGACCAATAACCTAATTGAAATAATTTAGTACCAGCTATGATACCAACTCTTGTGTTGTAACTCCAAACATCATCATTGATGACTTTGAGGTTCTGTTTGTATTTGTCTAATGTATATGTCATTTGTATAATTTTTATAGTATAAATATAATAAAAAATCCTCTATTATTAACAATTTATTTAATAATTGTTTCTTTTTTTGTAGCAATTTTATATTTCTCTGCTTTATAATAACGCCAATAAGCTACAATACTGCATTTGTTTTTATATTGGTCTGGCATACATTGTGGAGGTTGCACAAATTTAGTTGTTGGCATACCACTTGGTGCGTGTTGTAAAGGTATTACGCATTTAGAAGCCGTTAGATGCTCTCTACCGTATCTTCTCTTGAATTCCATACCTATACCTATTAAATGGTAATAAAGCCAGTAGTAATGCTCTGTATTAGCCCTACACCACTTTGTTGATGGGTGGTTATAATATGCTTTTGCATAAGGCACATTGTGTCCATTGTCGTAATGGTGATGAGCTGTACATAACATTTGTGCTGATTCTATAATCATTTTACAGATATGCTTGTTGTAAAGATATTTGGCAGCTATATAAGGGTTTTTGTCTAGGTAAAATATGTTCATAGGTATAAATATAATAAAAATACCTATATATAAACAATTTTGTTAATTATTGTATGATGTATTTACCAAAGTTTGGTCTGCTTAAAATACTATATGTTGCGTAACGACAGGGGTCGATAATATGATTATGTTTATCCTCTGGTATATTGGTTAGCCTACCCGTTCTATCCTCTGTCCATTTATAGTTTCTAAATTCTTGTATGGCATTATTGCTTGTGGTTAATATATGTATCTTGTATCGCTTTAATAAATCAATTCCTGCATTAACTGAATCCTTACCTTTCATACTTGGAAATATATTGTGCCCCATACTTCTTAATTCTGTAATCAATCTTGGCTCGGCACTATCTGCGTATATTGGATTTCTATCTAATTGTTGTTCCAATAAAAATAAGTGTATGTCTCTTGTTGTCATCTGTGTTCTATATAAATACTCTCGTATATATAAGTTGTATTCTAATGTATAAACAGCAACCAATGTTGTAGGGTCGTTGGTAAATCCAAAATCCATTCCGTACGCTAATAATTTAGCTTCCTCTGGTATTTGTTGTATTTCAATGTAATTAAATATTGTTGCCCTACTTGCTGCCCTTTCCCCTAAACCATATATCTGCCAATATTGTTCGTCTGTATCTCTTAACCTTTCTATTTCTTTTATAATTGCTTTCTCTATAAATGGATTGTCTTTGTAGGTTGTTTTAAAAAAATCACAATCGCTTCTTGGTATTACTTTGTCATATATCCAATGATACTCGTCTGATGGATTAAAATCAATAACAATACGTTCTTTGGTTCTAAATACAAGTTGTTGCCAATCCTCAAAATATAATTCGTTGGCTTCATTTATAAATAATAGATTTCTTTTCCTACCTCTAATCTTCTGTGCTTGGTCTAATGCTATAAATTCTATTAAATTACCAAACAGATTATATTCAGAGTTGGATTTATTATGGTACAATTCGGAATACATATTGTTGTTTACCAATATCTCCATAAAATCCCTTAATACTGTAGCTCTTAAACTTGGAAACGATTTACGACAAATTGTGATTATTTTTTTCTTGTTATTGGCACAATAGTCAAATATAATCCACATAAGAATATTGTAGGTTTTCCCTGACCTTGTACCACCTTGCTCAACTACTATTTTTTTATCACTATTGGCTAAGTGCTTATAAACTATATTAGTCTGTATCTTTTGTTTTATCAATTATCTCTATTTGAAAGTTATTAGGCATTCCGTCTGCACCTGTAATTTCTGTCCTTTCAATGTAACCTCTGTGCTTTCCTTTTGTCTTTAGATAAAACATAGTTGAACTTGGTATTCCTTTACCTATTTGTTGGTGCAGTTGGCTTTCTGCAAAATCAAGTGCTACATTTTCAATGTCCTTTACCTTTTTAGCAAAATCATCATCCTCACTTAACCATTTATAAAATGTGCTTCTTGGTACTTTTGCTTTTTTACAAGCCATTGTTACAACACCTAAACTTTGTTCAAGTGCTTTTAAAATACTTTCCTTTTTTATGTGTCTACTTTTGTCCATCAATATATTTTTTTAAATCATATTTAATTTCCCAATTCAGTATTTCCTTTGTGGCATTTACCATTGTTATTGCGTGTTCTCTCTCTCCTTTTCTTCTCGGTACAAAAACAATATCATCTGTAAACATCTTTGCAACCTCTAATATACTATAACTTTTATCGCTACTTAAATACCATTCTTTATTACTGTTTTGCCTTAGTATTTTATATAACGCAATAATTATGTCGTTTATGTGTGTGAATTGTCTGGTCTGTGTTCCATCTCCAACAACTGTTAGTGATTTACCTTCTTTGTATTGCTTTTCAAACTTTGCAATAACTGTTGCATAATCACCTGTTGCAATATGGTTTTTACCATAAACATTATAAAAATAACAAATCTCATATTGTAAATTAAACCACTTATTGTAGTTTTTTATTAATTCTACCATTTTTGCTTTAACCCAAGAATATGGAGACAAATCTTCGTTGCCACCAAACTTACTACTAGAAGCAGAATAAATTAATTTACATTTCCATACTTTACACAATTCTATTATCCTTGTTGTGCCTTGTAAATTAGTTCGTAAAACATAAGCAATATCTTTAAATGATGGTACAACTCTGGAATATTCTCCAAAATGGAAAACCAAATCTTGTCTTTCAATATCCAAATCCCAAGTATCGCACTTTATATATTTAACTCCTTTAATGTGATTTTTTTCTGTGCCTGTAAAATAATTATCTACTGATGTTATTTTTGCCGAAGTGTTTTTTTTTAAATATGCAATAAGGTTACTGCCTATAAAACCTGCACCACCTGTTACTAATATTTTCATTTGTGTTTATTATAAAATTTTTTTAATTCTTTATTTTTTATTTTATTTAGTTTTTTAAGTTTTATGTCTTGTTTTTTATTTTTAATTTTTTCCCAATCAATATCTTTTCTGCGTTTTAATGGATGTTTAAATTGCATCCAATTAATTATGTGATGTGGTCTGTCATATCTTATTTTGGTTTCAACATACTGTGGCCAAACTTCTTCCAAACTTCTTGTCTTTAAAAACTTTTTTTCTTGCGCATTATCTTTGTATAATTCTGTTTGGTTACCACCTTTCATCTTTGCAACGGTACTTGTTTTATCAACTGTAAATGCATTAAATAAAACTGTACATAATTTATTGTGTAACACTTGCAAACAAATATCTACATCCTCATTATACTTTAATCTCCATTTATAAGGCATATTGTTTTTAATTAACATAGCAGAATAGGCGTGTACATTTAACCTAAATGGAATGTTATCTGATGTTCCGGGTACTACAAAACTTGTATAATTAAATCCTGTAATTGCAATATTTTCGTATCTATCTGTAAATTCCTCTAGTATCTTTATTGCTTTTAATCCATTACATTGTATTTTTTTACCCTGTGTTATTCTTCTTATTTTTCTAATATTATCATCAAATACCCAATGCCTTTCGTGTTTATTTTTTTGGCTGTGTTCCCAACAAAAATTTCTTGCAGGATATGAGCCAATACCTAAATTGGAAAATGGTAGTTTTAAAACATATTTTTTACCTACTGATTTACAATAATTTTCATATTCTTGTGGCTCAACAACTATTTTAAAATCAACTCCATCTTTTTTAAAAAAATTTGCTGTTAATGGGTGTTCCCATCTACCTTTTGATACAATATAAACAGGGTATTTATTCATTTAATAAAATGTGTTTCCAATTTTTACCTAAAATAAATTCTGCTTCTTTAGCCAATAATGTTTCGTCAGGTAAATTAATCCAAAAATCTTTTTCTTTTTTTTCTGACTTTGTAAATGTACTTTCAAAAAAATGTTGTACAACAAAACTTTCATTTAATATTTTTTCAATGCTTGGTAATTTATAGCCAAATAATTCTGTTTTATTATTGAATTTAGTTGGTTTTTGTATTGAATAACATTTGTTTTTTCCAAGCCAAGCTGGTATTGGACAAAAATATATTGGCTCATATACTTTATAATTTTTATCTTTTTTCATAATTTCTTTTATGTTCCAAATTACAAAATTCCAATTTGTTTTTTTAGGTTTTAATAATTTATGCATAATTATATGAGATAAATTTTCAATATATTTTGACATACTTTTATTTACTTTCACAGGAAATGCTGCCAATTCTTTACCATCCCAACTTTTATCGTGTATTGTTAACGGGGGGTGGCTTTTCCCCCATTTAGGTGCAACACCACCACTTTTTTTTGCAGGCATACTCGCAAACCAACCGCTTTGTTCTGGTAATTTTTTTAATACAATAGCATCAAAATCTATAACAACTCCATTTACTTGACTTGCGTATTTTAGTCTTATAGCATCAGAAATGTGTGCGATACTGTGTCCGCTTTTTAAAATTTCATAAGCAATATTTGTAGGTATATATTGATTGGCATTTTTAATAGTTACATTTTTAGGTAAATGTGTTACTATTTTTTGATACGTAAATAATATTACTTTATTATTTAATTTTTTGTGTGCTTTTAATACAAGTTTATGAAGTATGGATAAATTTATATTTTTATTTATAAATTCATTATAAGACATTTTGTTGTCATATTCAGACCAAAATAATATGTATTCCATTATTCATATTTTAAGCTGTTTAAATCTTGTTTTTCCTTAAATGGATAACTTGTACTCCAAGCTTTTTTACCTTGTATGGAAAATTTCATATTATGTTTTTCAGCAAATTCTTGTCTCAATTCTTCTGTTGCAAATGCTATAATAATTTTAATGTCTTTTTCACTTGCTTCAAATTCTGGCATTCCTACCCATTCAGAAAACTCATCTCCTTTATTTATCATCTCAATATTATCATCTGTATTTTGCCAAACATCTAAACCCCAATCATCCAAGTCTGTAG